GCGGTTATAACGAACGTTACTAACACCGTCGAAGATATTACGCAGTATCAGGGCGCTCACGCGACCGATCCTCTCGCCAGAAATGACGGCACACCGCTTCAGGTTGGCGATCTTTACTTTAACACCTCGATCAATGAGCTGAAGGTGTGGACCGGCAGCGTATGGGCGGCAACATCACCCGGCAATGTGTCCGTACAAAACTTTACCGGCACAGGATCTCAGACTGCGTTTACCCTGTCCGCTGCACCGATTGCTGAGAACAACACGCAGATATACATCGACGGGGTATACCAACAAAAAGATACCTACGCTGTCGCAGGCGCAACGATCAACTTCTCTACTGCACCACCTAATCTCAGCACGATTGAGGTTGTCAGCTTCTCGATTGCGAGTCTGGGTACTGTTGACTCTTCTAACGTCAGTTATAACCAAGGCGGGACCGGCGCTGTAAACCAGAGCGTTCAGTCTAAGCTGCAAGAGTCGGTATCGGTCAAGGACTTTGGTGCGACTGGTGATGGGGTTACGGATGATACAGCGGCTATTCAATCAGCTATAACGCACTGCCAGCTTACGGCTAAGTCTTTGTATTTCCCTCAAGGAATATATGCGATAGGAAGCACAATAACCTTGTCCGGTACTGCCGTATCATTTTATGGCAGCCTGTTCTCAAGACCTCAATCTGGATCTCAATTAGCGCCAACCACAATCAGATGGACGGGCGGCGCGTCTTCAATGTTTGATCTACAGTCATCGTTTTGGAGATTCTTTTATATTGGGTTTGAAAATACTGGGACAGCTACGGATTGCTTTTTAGCGACAACTACTCAGCATTTAGTTTTTGACGGGTGTTCATGGGTAACTCGCCCCGGAGCTTCAAGATGGTCAAGGGCAGCTATTCGCGCAGAAGGCAATGAGCTTGGATATTCAGTATGGAAAAATTGCGAGATAGTTAATCCAGCGCCAAAATTTTTGGACTACGATGGCCTAGGAACGTCAAATGGTGTAACTCCAATTTGGTTCAACAATAACGTTATTGAGTCAAATACAGACGGGGCCATGACGTTAATATATTTAAAAGATGAAAATTTTGATTTAGTTTCGTTCACTGAAAACACGGTAAATCAACAGAGCAATGACGAATTAACGATAATCGATTGCACGGACAGTCCTTTGAGCACTGTTCTTTACAGTGCCGTAATTGAGCGAAACGAGTTTGACGTTGTTTCATCGATAAGCGCCGACCGACTTTTTAAATTTGAAAACTCACAAAATATCACTTTTAACGGAAATACAGGCGCGCTTGGTGGTTCGGTCACGGCAGTGTGTGATTTGACAAACTCAAAAGTTTCATCTTTTCAAGGAAATTTTTGGAGTTCATTGGCAGGTACATTTTTCAATGCAGACGCGACAAGCACCGTTAACTGTGGCGCTAACACTGCTTCTCAAACGAACACTCGCGGGATTGTGAACGACTCAGCCTCTGCTTCTGGAGTTGTTCCTGTAACATTTGGCGCAACGTGTAGAATTAGGGGTCACTTGAATGATGGTAGGTCTACTGTTTATCGAATTGACGCAACCTCAGCATCTGCATTTAATATTATAATATCCACTCCGCTGGATAGCGTAGATCCTTCCCACATGGAGAGAGGTTCTATTGTGACTATTCAAATTAAAAATACTTCAGGCGGCGCTCTTGGATCTATCACTACAGGAAGTAATATTAAATTGGCTGGTGGCGCTATGCCGTCTCCGGCCAATGCCTTCAGCCAAGCTGTCACGATGGTATGGGACGGTACAAACATGACTGAAATTTCACGGACTAGTGCTGACATAGCAAACTAATGACAGGAAACAAAAATGAGCATTAAACAAAATGGCGGTGCAAAATGTTAAAGACAGTATCTTCAGTAGCAAATGCGTTAGGCGCGTTAAATTACCAAGGCACTTGGAACGCAAGCACTAACACACCGACACTTGCTTCTGGCGTTGGTACACAGGGTGATTACTACGTTGTGTCGGTTTCTGGGGCCACAGACCTAGACGGTATTACCAACTGGGGCGTAGGCGATTGGGCAGCGTTTAACGGGTCCGTATGGCAGAGAGTTGAGGGTGGCGCAGACGGTAATTTTGTAAACCTCGATGTAACTGGAACTACTACGCTAAACGGCGCAACACTGGCCACTGGTGACTTAGAAGTTTCAGCCGGAGGATTGTCGTTAGACAAGAGTGACAACGCTGCTGTGACTGTAAAGAGAGGCGGCACAACAGTTGCTATGCTAGGTGATACAGGGTCAGGCAATGCTGGAGACCTGTTGCTGTGGAATTCTAGCGGCGGTTTAACAACTAATATCACAGGAAGGGCTGTTGACAGCTACATTAATTCGGGTGGAGGCCTTGCAATTGCCACTACCACTGCGTCTGGATTTAAACTCAGAGTTAGTGGCACTGCTAAAATTGAAAATGATTTAACAGTCACCGGCGATGTAATTATAGCCACCTCTGGCAACGGCATCGACTTCTCTGCTACCGCTGGCACTGGCACTAGCGAGCTATTCGATGATTACGAGGAGGGTGATTGGACACCTACCCTGCAAGCCACCGATGGGGCATTTAATAGCGTAACGTATGACACGCTAACTGGCGGTAAATATACTAAAATTGGTAATGTTGTCCACATTCAATGTTACATGAGAACAGATGCGCTTGATAACACTGTTGGAAGAAGTGGTGACGTTGTTATCGAAGGTCTTCCATTTGCCTCAGTAACCGCATCAACTGGAATTAATGGGCATTCTGCTTTTTCCGTTGGCATTACAAGCGCCTTTGCTGGCGAAAATCCCAGTATGTCTTTTGTTGGAGGGGGTGGTCAGACAGGGATGCAGCTCATGTACCAAACTGCTGCTGACGGCAATACTTCTAACTTGAAGCCATCAGATCTTGGAACTGGTGTGAATTCAAATATTGTACTAATTTCTGGAACCTATACGTCTGCGTAGGAGCAAATCATGGCACTAACAAAAGTTCATACACGCATGATTAACGATGGCGCTGTCAATGTCATGGATTACGGGGCAGTAGGTGATGGCACAACAATCGATACATTTGCGTTTAATCAAGCGGCTGCGGCTGCGGCTGGCGGCAATTTATTTATTCCTAAACAAACTGGCGCTTATTATTTAATTAATAATGATATTTTGTTGCAGTCTAACACGATAGTTACGTTTGAAGCTGGGACTGTTATTCAAACAGCATCGGGAACATTTGGAACTGGCGAAGCAATTCTTAAAATGAACGAAGTTAGCAATATTGTCATTAATGGTAATGGCGTTGTGCTAAAAGGATCAAGGGAAGGTGTGCATCCAAACCTTATTTCTTTTGGTGTGGCTATGACTGGCGCAGAAAATATTTGGATAGATAGCGTTTATTGCGAAGATCATAGTGGCGATGGGTTTATGGTTGCTGAAGCGGATGATAATAATCCGTTTTATTGCAAGCGCATTTGGATGAGTAATTGTGTTGCTTACAACAACATGAGAAACGGCTTGTCGGTTCTTACTTGTGACGGATTTTGGGCTGAAAATTGCGTCTTTAAAAAATCCAACGGAAAAGAACCTGAAGCTGGTGTAGATGTAGAGCCAAGCGGTGGCTCGTCAATTTTGAAATCTATCCACTTTACAAATTGCGAGGCAGTTGACAATTATCGTCATAACTTTATGACCGTACTAGGCGGCAATACAACACCAATGACTGATGACGTAGATATTATTTTTACAGGGTGCATTGCTCGTCAGGACAGCGCATTACCAGCTGGTGGGAACTTTGGCAGTTCACAGTCAGGGACAGGCTTTGCTGTTATCAATCATAAGCCAGCGTTTACATCTAATGGCCGTTTGCAGTTTGTAAATTGCACATCGTTAAACACAAAAGGTCATGGCCTTTATATTCGAAACATTGATAAAGTATCACAGCGTGTTGAGTTTTATGATATGTCAATAATCAACTGTGCCAGTGTTGTCGGTCTAACAGAAAATAGCCCATTTGTTCTTGAAAACAACAATGCTACTTTTTATCCTAATCCGGGCGGGGTTTATATAAAAGGCATTACAATTACTGATGACCAAGCAAGAACCCCGTATTATATTAATAGCGCGGCTGGCCAGCCTTGGGTTGATGTTCAGGTAATCGATATAAAATTTAACAATCCATCTTATCCAAGAGGTTCAAACCTTCCATTCATGCAAGCGGGAACTGATGCTTATATATCGTTTGTAGATGAACCGTGGCGGTTTGATAGAACATCAAACTTCACAGTAAGCAGTCGGTTAGATAATTGCGTTTTGACAAATAACGGGGCTTCTGGAGCAATAATTTTTACACTTCCAGCAACTTCAGAAAAACTTAATTATACTTTTCATGTTTTAGAAGCACAGACGCTACAAATTGATCCTAATGCGAGCGATACAATTTTCCCGCTTGGCGTAAGTGATGGAAAATATATTCAAAGCAATACAAAAGGATCGACTATACAATTACAAGCTGACCCAGATGGAGACGGATGGATTATTGTTTCACAAACAGGAACATGGACAGCAGAACCTTAATACCCCTAGAGGGTGGACAGTCCAAACCAAGGAGATAAAATGGCACTTTCAGAAGAAGTAAAGAACGACAAGATCGAGGTATTAAACCTAGCTGCTGGCTATCCAGTGGTACAGGTTCGCACTGCATCGATCATCAAGCGTGATGACGTAGAAATATCACGATCATTCCACCGTCATGTACTTACCCCTGACGCAGATCTATCAGGCGAAGACGCTGACGTTGTAGCAATTGCGAACACGGTATTCACAGACGAAGCGAAGGCTGCTTATGCTGCTGCCCAAGAAGGAGAAGAGTAATGGCATCATCATCACAAATCCCATTTGCGCCACTTGGTGACACGATCACCTTTGCGGCTGCTACGCCTACCCCGCCCACGGCTTTACAGGCTCCGATTCGCCCAACGATTAACAGTGACGCGGGTCAGTACCGGATCATCAACGACAGCACCGTGACAGTGTTTCTTGGCGTGGGCGCGACATCTGCTGAGGCAATTGCTAACGCGAGCGCAGTGGCTAGTTCTGTGCCTCTGTTACCCGGCACTGATGAAGTGCTGAGGTTTGGTGCGAGCGCGTTTTTCACTGGAAAATCATCAAGCGGGACGGCGACTGTTTACATTACTCCGGGTCAAGGTCTATAAATTGCTGACTGATGATAATTACTTTCACGAGCTAGAAAAGCATGTAGAGCAGTGTGATCTGCGCTACGAGCGCATCGAGGAGCGGCTAGACGGTCACAAGACCAGTTTATCTGCACTCGACGGTAAGCTGTGGGCGCTCGCGGTCCTGATCATGATTGCGCCATTTGTGCAGAAGATTATCAGCTAATGATTGCCAACAACGAACTGTTAAGTCGGGTTCTCGAGCATGAAGGCTTTGAGGCTAGACCTTATCCAGACCCGCTCTCAGGCGCAGAACCCTACACGTTTGGTCATGGGTTAACATGGATCACTGAGCGCGAGTCGATCAACATCGTGCAAAACCGGCTGTTAAACCTCGCCGATAGCTTGAGGGATATTTACCCGTGGGCTGACGATCTCGACGCAGAAGTTTGCGGAGTGCTGATTGAGATGGCGTTCCAGATGGGCCTAGCCGGTCTTGGAAAGTTTAAGCTGTTCCTGTCCGCTCTCAGAATTGGCGATTACGAGGAGGCGGCGAGGCAGATGCTTGACAGCAAGTGGGCGGTCCAAACACCTAGTCGCGCTGAATATCTAGCTGACATCGTTAGGAGCTACCACTGATGGACCCGGTCACGGCAGGATTAGGACTTGTAGACACATTCGTCAACAAATTCGTCAAGGATAAAGACCTAGCCGCCAAATTAAAGGCTCAGGCTAAATCTGAGGAGTTTGCAGGCGAGTTGTCGCTGTTGGTTGGCCAGTTAGAGATCAACAAGGCAGAAGCCTCACACGCCTCTGTATTCGTCTCTGGCTGGAGGCCATTTTGCGGCTGGGTATGCGGAATGGCGTTATTGTATTCCTTTATCCTTTCACCTTTCCTCGA